CATCCTTCTTACGTAATCTTAACGGTGCGAACATTAACGTCAGTGATCACCCAGAGGTTATCCAAGACCTTATGGATATAGCTGAACTAGAGTACGATCCAAATGTAACTGTAGCTCCAGAACCAGAGGTAGAAGAATAACATGGCAACTTTAAACAACAGAGTTCTAGACAATGGACTAACTGTCTTAGACACAGAAGCTAATCGTATTGATTTGACATCTCAAGAAGCTACAAGCTACTCAGAGGCTTCCTCTACTTATACTTTAGGTAATTCTACAAGTCTTTCTATTGCTTCACCTACAGACCGATCTGGTGGTGGACGTGAAGTAGTAGTAGCCGCAATATCAGACGGTTCAATAACTGGCAATGGTACAGCAACTCACTACGCAATAGTTGATACAACTAACTCACGTCTTCTTGCAACAGGTTCTCTTACTGCAAGTCAAGTTGTTTCATCTGGTAATACTTTTTCACTAGGGTCATTTACTATCGGTATACCTGATCCTGCATAATAGAGGTCATTAAGCATGACAAGCAGGATTCTACAGGAAAATAGCAGTTTAATACTCACTCAAGCTAGTGAGCCTATTATTAACGAGAACTACATAGGTGCAAATAGCTTTGTTGTTGTTGCCCCTGTAGTTAAAAGCACTGCAATAACTCAAGTGCATGTTAGTAATGTAATAGACATAACAACAGGTAAACCTGTAGTATCTACTTCTAGTTTAAGTCAGTTACAAAACTTAACTACAGGTAATACTGTTACAGGTTCTACTGTAGTATCTACTACTAGTTTAAGTCAAGTACAAGATCTAGGTGCAGATGATACTACAACAGGTAAACCTGTAGTCTCTACCTCTAACATAACTCAGTCGCAGGGGTTCACTACAGGTAATACTACAACAGGTCAACCTATAGTTCCTGTTTCCGCTGTAGGTCAATTACATATACTAACTACAAGCAATACTGATACAGGTTCTCCTATAGTATCTAATGCTACAGCAATAGAGGATGAGGTAAGTACAGCATCTCCTATTGTTACTGGAAACCCAGTAGTAAAATCAACCCCGATAACTCAGTCTAACTCATTTTCCGCTGGTAGTATCTTAACAGGTAGACCAGATGTAGAAGATGCAACAGACCCTAACGAACAATATGAACAGGTGGTACAGCAGATGTTTGGTGGTTGGCCTAAAAGAATATACGATCATACTGATCTAGCTATATCTAGAGGTCACTCTCAAGGATATAGAACTTTATATAAGTTTGGATATAACCCAGACGTAGATACTCAAGAAGAAACAGTTTGGGGTAATTCTGGTGACTATGTGTGGTTAGATAGTGCAGTTACTATGTTTGTAAGTAGTACAAGTGCTAATGACAGTGGTACTGGTACAGGAGCTAGAACTATTCTCATACAAGGTCTAGATGAAGACTACAATGAGATAGAAGAGACTATAACTCTAAACGGACAGACACAAGTAGCTACTCAGTTGTCGTATTTAAGAGTATACAGATCTTTTGTTACACTTGCAGGTTCTGATGAAGGAACTAATGGCGTTATATACATAGGATCTTCTGGTGCTACAGGTGGAGTACCTAATACTACAGTTTATGCTAGTATAAGCATAGGTAATCAGACACAGATAGCCGCATATACAGTACCTTCTGGATATACACTATATGTAGATGAAATTAACTTTACTGCGGCTGTATCTCAAGCTCAAAAGCTAGTTCACTGTAAGTTTAACAGCAGAGATCACGGATCTAACGTGTTTAGGACAAGGTTTGTACAAGTAATACAAAGCAATCAGCTAATACAGTCATTTAAGTACCCACAAGAGTTTGCAGAGAAGACAGATTTAGAATGTAGGGTGTCTACAGACACAAACAACACTGCAATAGGCGCATCTTTCCAAGGTGTATTAATTAAGAACGAAACATAAGGTAATTTATCATGAAAGTCGGATCTAAAGTATCTTGGAACTCATCTGGTGGAACTGCTAGTGGTATTGTACGTCAAATAGTAAGAGATGGCACAGTACCTAACATACCAGTCAAAATAACAGGTACAAAAGAAGAACCTGCCGCACGTATTGAAATAACTGACGATAAAGGTAAGCCTACAGGTCAAATGGTTGGCCATAAGGTTTCTACTTTACGTAAAGCGCAATATGCTAACGATATATTTACTACGGAGCCTGAAGCTATCTCTAGATCTATGGATTTAGGGCTTGGTGGAGCTACTCACGTATCTGACTACAATGGTCAAGCCGTATACATGCCAGCAGAGAGCCATGAGGCGTATCTAGCCCACTACGAGGGTACTGAGGCTATGGAAGAGCCAGAGAAGCCGTCAGCAGACCGTATAGAGGCTCTCAGGGCCATTGTACAAGAGGTAATGAAGACTGAATTTGCTAAAGCAGATTATCAAGGTGAGAAGGTTACTTTAAACAAGCCTAGACGTATCAAAGGTGGCAACAAGAAGTTTGAAGTGTTTGTACAGTCTGGCGGTAAGGTTAAGAGAGTTACATTCGGTGACCCTAACATGGAAATTCGTCGAGATGACCCTAAAGCTAGAGCTAACTTTAGGGCTAGACACTCTTGTGACACAAAGAAAGATAAAACAACTGCTGGTTACTGGTCTTGTCGTATGTGGCAAGCTAACACATCGGTAGGTGATATGACTAAAGCAATAGAAGGTAAGATCCTTAAGACTGACGACGAACAACGTCTAGTCTATGGTTGGGCTTCAGTAGTAACCGAGAATGGCGAAGCTGTAGTAGACCGACAAGGGGATGTTATAGAAGCTGGAACTCTTGTGAAAGCTGTTAATGAATTTATGGAGCATGTGCGAGTCGGCAAGGCTATGCACACTGGGGATCAAGTAGGTGTCGTTGTACACTCACTCCCAATCACTAAAGAAATAGGTGATTCTCTAGGTATCCAGTCTGACCGTGAAGGATGGGTTGTCGCTTACAAAGTATTCGACGATGATGTCTGGGCAATGGTGAAGTCTGGTGAACTCGCCGCGTTCTCTATAGGTGGACGTGCTATTAAGGAGGAAATCTAACTTGCCTAATCTCCTAAAAAACTTGCACCTTGAAGAACTTTCCCTAGTGGATCGTCCAGCCAATGCACAGGCAATGGTTAGCCTCTTCAAGCGTGACAATTCCTTTGAAGGTATTAATAAAATGAATGAAGAAATGGAAACCAAAGTAGCCGCTTACATGAAAGACAAAGGTTGTGGTCGCGCAGATGCGATGAAAGCCCTTGGATATGACATGGAAAAAGCTGAAGAAGTTGCAGAAGAAGTTGCTGAGAAATCAGAAGCAGAAGAGGTTAACCCTCTAGAAGCTGAAGTAGAAACTCTCAAGGCTGAAAATGAAACACTTCGTAAAGGTCTTATAGACAACGGCTACGTTATAACTGCTGATGCAATCGAGAAGAAAGCTGAAGTAGAAATGATGGACATAGAAGGTGAGATGGTAGCTAAGTCTGACATCCCTGCACCAGTCCTTAAAGCACTAGAAGCGGCGGCTTTAGAAAAAGCTGATGTTGCTCTAACTAAGAGTGCTGAAGAAGCTCTACCACACTTTGATTTAGCTGTAGCTAAGTCTCTAGTAGAGAAGTTTGCAGAAGAAGAAAAAATCATGGAAGCACTGAAGGCGTGTGACGCATCTATCGGAGCATCTATGGAAGAATTTGGTAAGTCCGATGTAGACGGTGAGTTTGCCTCATCTTCAGACAAACTAGATAGTCTTGTAAAGTCCTACATGGACGACAACCAACTAAAGAAAAGTGAATACGCAAAGGCTTACGCTGTTGTAGCTAAGACTGACGAAGGTAAGTCACTTATTAACAAAACCTACAAAGGGGAATAATCATGGCGGTAATGCAGTCTCGTGACAACCGTACTTTCATCGCTGGGGAAGATTTATCTTCAGCACAATTTAAATTCGTAACTCTTGAGTCAGACGGTCAAGTAGACCTAGCTGATTCTGCTGGCGAAAACGCTATCGGTGTTTGCATCGTAGGCGCAGGTGCTGGTAAAGCTGTAACTGTAACCGTTTCTGGTTCAGTCATGGTAACTGCTGGTGGTACTATTGCCGCTGGAGCCGCTGTACAAACAGACGCTTCAGGTGATGCCTTAACAGCCGCATCTGGTGACGTTATCTTAGGCTATGCCCGTGAAGCTGGTGTAGATGGACAAATCATCGAAATAGAAATGATCCAAGGTGGCAACAAAGTCGCCTAAATCAGCATTTTAAAGGAATAACATAATGCCATTATTAACTCCCTCTTCAGTACATATAGATCAGCCGTTATCTAACTTAACGCTTGCTTATGTACAAGAACAAACAAACTTTATCGCTGACAAAGTATTCCCAACAGTGGGCGTACAAAGACAGTCTGATAAATACTACATTTATGATCGTGCGAATATGAATCGCTCTGGTGATGTTAAGAAATTAGCACCACGTACAGAAGTGAACCGTATTGGTATGGCAATCTCTAACTCTTCATACTATGCAGACGTATATGGTCTAGGTATGGACTTCGATGAGCAAACACTTGCTAACGAAGATGCAATGTTAGAAATACGTTCTGCTGGTGCAGAAACACTCACTAACCGTCTTTTAATCCATCGTGAAAAAGCATTTGCAGATACATTCTTCAAAGCTGGAGTTTGGACAACAGATGTAGCTGGTGCGGCTAATGGTGCTGGAACTCCAGTCTACTGGAATGACTACACAAACTCAACACCTATCTCAGACGTAACAACTGGCGCACGCGCTATGCAGTTAACTTCTGGTGGTTTCAAGCCAAACACAATGGTTGTTGGTAAAGAAGTTCGTGACATCTTGGTTAACCACCCTGATATCCTTGCACGTTTGAATGGTGGTTCTACTATCAACAACCCTGCATTGATCACAGACGGTAAACTAGCTGAAATCTTCGGAATGGAAAACTTCCTAGTAATGGAAGCAGTAGAAAATACTGCGGCTGAAGGTTTAGCAGAATCATCTGCTTTCATAGGCGGTAAAAATGCTTTACTAGTACACACACCACGCTCTTCAGGTCTTATGACACCTGCGGCTGGTTTGACATTCGCTTGGAACAATATCCCAAGTGTAAACAACTTAGGTGTTACTGTTGAATCATATTCTGACGATGCTCTTAAGCGTCAGCAAGTTGCAGAACATATCCAAGTTAAAATGGCATACGACATGAAAGTCGTTGGTGCTGACTTAGGATACTTCTTCTCAGCTATCGTTCAGTAAGAACTAATAATATAGATAATGGTGAACCCTGAGCTTAGTTGCTTGGGGTTGCACCCAAATAATAAAAGAACATAATAATATCCTAATAACGGAGTAGTCCTATGCACCCATCATACTTGGGATGGCAGGTTGATTGGCCTGTCTTT